CCTTAGCGTTTGAACGGGAAAGTGGTATGCTTTTGCGTATCTTGATTTGTCCTTGCTCTTAACAAGTTGGATGGCACATTGACCAAGCATCTTGAGGTCAAGGGTAAGTTTACGGATGCAGTCATCTTCAAATAGCATCTTGTATTCAAGATAACCTTTGAGGTGTCTATCCGCTTTAATAACCTCTAATCCTTGTCCGTAGATAAGGTCTGCGGTACCCCTCACACAAGCGTTATTAGTAGGCGAAGTATGGTATAAGTCTATAAGGTACTGATAGTAGTTATCATCCTCCCCATACTTAACCCAATCTTTGTTTTTCTGTTGTACTATTGCAGGTGAGGAATAACTCGCAAGTTGTACTACTCCAATGTTCTTCATATAGTTATCCAATCTTTACTTTGGTTGTCGGTAGTCGTAAAATCTTTCCATGTTGTATTGATGTCAGTCGTACCAACTATCCAATAGGCACTCGACTCGTAGTATAGCACATCTGATGCAAGAACTCGGATAATCAATTCGTCTTTGTTTTGTGCCACGGAACTGACGTTAGGTAGGGACGCAATAGAGAACGTTGCTCTGCTCGCATCTATTGTGGGTGTAATCGTAAGCGTATCGGTTTTCTTCGTTGCTTTGTGAATTACTGTTAACTGCATCGACGTAGCAGGTATGGGTAACGTCACAAAAGGTGCTATGGTGATACTTGAGGTATCTGAGTTGATGACCATACTAATAAAACCAAGATAGTCAAGTTTGTTAGAAATAAAAAAGGCAGGGGGTTACCCTACCTTCTTTAGTGTATGTTAAACAATCAACTTAAGCAGGAGTGGCATCCACCGTGAAGATGGAAGACAAATCTGCGTAAGAAGTAGCGTCTAAAGGACGAGGTCCCATCTTTTCCATTGCTGAAAAAGTAACGGTATAGGTTCTAGGGTCTCCTTGTGCAGTACCCCAAGATTCAGCACCTGCATTAGCATCGGCACCATACTCCTCACCTAGTAACCAAAAGTTGTCGTTTCTGTCCCAAACTACGACTCTCCAACGACCTTGTACTAAGGTATTGATGTCGGTAAAGTCAACCTCGGGACTTGCTTGTGCTTTTGGCTTCCACACCATGGTCAAAGTTGACTCATGAAACGTGGTTCCGTTTTCTCGAGATGAAGTAATAGCATCTTCAAATGAACTGCTACCTTTCAATTCCCAAAAGTGACCCGTTACTGCAGTTGCACCGCTATCTGCGATTGAGGTAACTAAACCATCGGCATCTACGGTAATCACATCACTCCAAACGAATGGGATAAGGAACACCCCTTGAATACCTCCAAGGTACTCCTTGCAGGGTTCTAATCTTGCGTCTATAGTATTACAAGCCATTTCTTATTTTACTTTAAAGGGGTTATACTAAAATTAGGATACGTTCAATACAACTTGCTGAGTTGGGTTGGTTGCTAAAAGACCACCCGTGAATCTCATGATTATTCTCACGTTCTGAGAACCATCAATATCAGCCATGTCTATCATCTTAACTTCATTGAAGTCAGAAGTAAGACCCGTACCGAAGTGTAAGTCAGATTTCAAACCAAGAACGCAATCGTAGTCAGTCAAACCACCACACATTGTAACGGGAATTCCTTGGAAGTTCATTGGCTTCTCCCCAACGTAGAATTGGAAGTTGTAGTTACCTGCAGATAAAGCGGCTTGATACGCCTTCATTGTGCTAGGTCCTACATAGAATTGGAATCCTTCTTTACCATATAACTCGGCAGGAGATGCATCAAGCATTCCTTGAAGACGAGTCACTACATTCGATGCAGTAGTAGCACCACTTGCAGTTTCGGTGATTGCTGAGTTGTCAAGTAGGTATCCTACTAACCCCTCATCTGCAGTACCGTTGTACCATAAAGTCGTTTTCCATATACCTTTTTCTACTTGGTCAGCAACTTGTGCGGCAGTCTGTGCTAATACAAACTCCTCAAACGTTGAAGGTAGGTTGTCAAAAGCAGAGAATCCCATGTCCATTGCTTCCCATGTTTGATGAAGGTTTTTCTTACAAAGAGTCAAGTTCACTTGCTTCTCAGTTGTAGTTAAAACGTACTCATCTAAGGTTACGCTTGAGTTGTCAGTAAAGTCACAAGTTGCGGCATCAATACTTACGCTAGAATCGTAGTTACGAATAACCTCCTTGTACTTCACATTTGGGTGGATAGTGATTAACTCCTTTGCTAAGGTGTCACCACTCAATAAAGCGGCGGCAATATATTTGCCCGTAAACTCACCTGCGTAAGTGTTAGAACTCAAAGTGGGTCCGCTAAGTTTTATGTCTTTTAAGTTTGCCATTGTCTTATGAGAATAATTGGTTGAATACTCTGTCTTTAATTGTTTCTTGTCTTTTAGCCCCTATCTTAAATTGAAGTTTAGAACGCTCGGCTCCTGCTTCGGGAGAATGCTTAGTTCGTGGGCTTTCTTCGAACTTCATTCTTTCTTTTAATTCTTGGTTCTCCTTTTCAATAGCAGATAACTTAGTTTCCAATTCTTTTAATTGCTCAGAATACTGAGTTTCTACTACTGTGCTTTGAATCGTTTTCTTAGGTTGTCCCATTTCTTTTTTCTTGTCATAACCCATTTCTTCTTCTTCCATAGGTTTTTCCATTTCTTGTTCCTTCTGTTCTTCTTGTTCTTGCTCGGTCATAACTTGCTGAATAACTGAGTTGCTATCCACCACGATTTGACTGCCGTCTTCAAGTAAGTAAGTTCCTTCGGGAACGGGAACCATACCATCTGCGGTTACGATATTTACCGCCTCACCAACTCCGAAGTTTTCACTATCGAAAGTGGCTTGACCATCTTGGGTTTTTTTCTGTGCTAATTCAACCTCAACGGGTTCATTAGCAGGTTGCTCTTTTGACTCAGAACCTAATCCAAGTACATTGAGAACCTTTTCTAGAGTTTTTTCTGCACTCATACTACTAAAACTTAATTGTTATTATTTGTTAGATTTTTGAAGATATTCTTCTTGGATGATACTTACTACCTTATCGAGTAAGATATTCGCAGAGACATCGTTTAAATGCGGTTTATCTGAGGATGCTTTGACTTGTGACTTGTCTGCAAAGAACCCTTCAATCGAAAATCCTTTGACTAATCCCGTCTTTACATACTCATTCCATATCTCATCGTTCTCAACTTTCATTGTAACCATCCAAGTACCTACGGGGTCGCTCATGTCGTAAATTGCTGACTTGTCTTTTTCCATGTCTTCCTTTATCCATGATTCAACAAGCCCAAGACCTTGAACCTGCATAGCGTGTTCTAAGGTGGCTTTGTTTTGGTTACCTCGTTGGAGGTATAACTCAGACGCTCTGCGTACTGTATTCTGTGAGAAGTAAACGTAAAACTCCTCACCATCTTGATTGCGATATATTGGTTTGCTAGGAATCAAAGCAGGACCCATTAAGATACGCTTATCTTGGTCGATAGTAGCAAACTTTACTCGGTGGTCTTTTAAGGCAACAAAATTCGATTCAATGGCGGGTGCTGATACTACGCTAATAGCATCAATGCCACTCGCTAATTGTGCCTCATCTAATACTAGTTCAACTATCTTCATGCCTTAGTAATCTTCGTTAATAGATTTCTTAATCATAGCCATGTCTGAGGAAATATCTTTACCTCCTGCATCCATGGTATTCACTATATCTTTGAGTATTTTATCCAACTCATCGGGCAATTTGATTCCTAGTTCTCTAGTGCCTTTTTCAATCTTTATAAAAGCACTGTATGCTTGGTTGTACCTACTGTCAATAGTGTCTCTCCTAATGCGAATCTCGGAAAAGTGTCTGTTGATTTCTTTCGCAGATGCTTTTGCTTTGTTTGCTAGTGCTTTTTGTTGGTTAACAAACATCTGAATGTCTTTAAGGTTTTGCTTAATATCATCCATGGCGTTAAACTCAACTTGTACCAATTTTTTCTGTGCCATTTCTAATAAAACTACTTACTCGGTTAGTGTTGCATTTTCTTGAGTACGCCTATCTAGGCTATCTGCTGACTTAACGTCTGTCTGAACTACGAATGCTCGGGCAGGTTTTTTCAACGTTTGGTTAAGGTCAGCCATGAGTTGTGCTTGGTTGTTGACCGCACCACCTATAAGGGACATACTTGGTCCCACAGATGCCGCACCTCCTTTAGGTATACTAGCACCCGTAAGTGATTCGACTTGGTTGGCTTGTTCTATTATGTTCTTGACGTTTGCCATACCCGATGCAATCACACCTGCCGCACCAACGTAACCGAGTACACCACCTTGGGCAAATGCCTTGGTAGCACCCACATAAGTATCTGCTATTGCTTGTGCGATTGAAATACCCATACCAATCTTTGAATCTTCACCCACTAATTGCTTGATGGCGTTTGCCGCACTCATATAGGTAGCATATTTATTCTCAGCAACTGCTTTATCGCTATCCTCCTTTGCTTTATCAATCGTTTTCTTCCTCTCTAATTCATCGGCATCAATCTCGGCTTGTTTGGTATTGTATTCTGCGAGATATTGCTCTTTCTCAAGTAAGGCATCTTGGTATGCTTGAGTACCCTCTTTGTACTGAGACAATTCAAGGTCAAACATCTTCATCTTAAGGTCGTACTCCTTTTGTAGTGTTTCTTCAACGATACGGGTTTTCTCCTCCTCACTTGTGGCTTTCAGAATGTTGGTTTCCATCTGCTGATTAAGGAGGTCTATTTCGCCTTGCATTGCCGTTGTCTGCAATTCGATTTTCTCCCTATTCAACGCCATCTCATTGGTGAGCATTTCTGACTTGAATCCTAGCACTTTAGCGTCAACTGCTTCTTGCTCTTTTTTGAGGTCGAGAATTTCCAACTCACGTTCAAAATTGTAACCAAGCATACTCTGTTGCTTTTGGAGGTTGTTAATTCTGTCTTGAAGGTTCTCTTTTTCCTTGGTTGCTTGTTCTTCAAGAATCTCACCTAGACGGATGTTTGCTTGTTCTCGTTCTTCGATTGTTTTGAACTCGTCATCTCGAATCTGTCTCTGTGCTTCCGCTTGTAGGTCGTACTGCTCAATTAGTGACTGTTGCTGAATCTCCATTCTACGGAGGTTCTTTTCCAACTTAATCAGTTCGTCGCTATTCTTCATTAGAGGCTCAATGTTCTTCCTCATTGTTTCCCCGAAACTGCTAACTGCTTTCGTTGTTTCGTTCCAAACTCGGTCACGTTCTTTACCCCTTTTCGATTGACGTTTTTCTAATGCTCCTAACTCCTCGTCTATCTCCTTGATTTTCTTTTTTAGTTCGTTCGCTTCTTCGGTGTCGCCCGTGAACTCGTTCCACTTGATTCGTGCCTCAACTAGGCTTTTATTCAATTTAAGGAATCCTTCCTTAAACCAATCAAATACTCCCTTAATGATATTATTCCATATCCAATCGGCTCCCGAGGTAAAAGAATCTACCAAGTCATCCCATGCTTTCTTTGGGTCAGAAAACGCCTTCATTAGCCAAGAAAACAAAGGTTGTAAGGCTTCTACTAATCCGTTCACCGTTCCCGTAACTAATAGCATTGCTTTTGCAAAAAGGTCAGCCACCTTTTGGTTGGTTTCCATACCGCCTTTCACAGATGCTAAGGCACCACCCAATCCGAGTAGTCCTAAACCCTTACCTGCTACTTGGGCAATCTTTTTTAACCCACTAAGTGCCTTCTTACTCGCTTTGGTAATTGCGTTCAACCCTTTACTACCAACCGTCTGCAATCCTTTGGTGAGTTGCTTGGTCGTTTTTGCTATAGCAGTAAATGCTTTCTGTACTGCCGTTGCATCGAGTGATGCTTTAAACTTTATTTCTTCAGCCATTTTCTTTTGAATTTTCGAGTTAGCGACGTTAAATCTGTACTTGCTTGGTATTTACCCTTTGCAATCTCAATCGTGTCAGAGATGTCGTAAAAACCGTATGTCTGCAAAAGTTTGATGAGGTTTGTTATCTTCATTACTGCGTTAATCGTTGAATAGTGAGGTATACTCGGGTGAAATCTTCGGGTGAGGAACTACCATCGTCACTTGATACGTTCACGGTGATGGTGTTACCTGCATAAAAGACATTAGTCACCATGACATTAATCGAGTGGTGATGGTTGCCTTCTGTTATTGATACGTTAGGTAACTCACTTCCATCAGTCATGATAGCGGTTTTAACTCGTACACTACCTTGAACGTCTACCGTCCCTGCAAAGTGTAGTGAATAGTTACCCGATTCTTCAATGGTAATAGTACCCGACATAGGGTCAAAAGTGTAGTACGATTCATCACCTAAAACTTGGTATTGGTCATATAGGATAGTTGCACCTGCAGGGTCTACAAGAACCGTCTGAGGGGTGTCCCACCACATGGTGCCTTTATTCAATGCAAGGACGTTTGCCAAAGCATCAGTCAAAGATACCGTTGAGAACCCAAGAGGTGTTGCTTGTTTGTCGCCATCGGTATCGGGGTCACCTACCCAATTAGTACCATCACTTAATGCGTTGAATCCCGTCTTAACAAAGTCACCACGGACAAAGGTTAATCCTGCATCCGCAGACACGGGGTCTCCCCATGTGATACCACTACCCGATGTAGAAGTTATCTCTAAGACATCTACATTAGGATAAGTCATTAATTCAATCTTACCTTTCTCGGTGGTAAGGTCATACGTAACCTTCTGCAAGATGTAGTAGTTGCCCGAGATAGCAATCACATCGTTAAGGTTCATGTCTAACCACTCACCTACGGGAATGTGTGCAGTCATGGTTACTATCCTACTACGACTGCTATATAGACGAGAAATATACTCATTCCAAAAACCAAAATACAAGGTGTTCTTAGGCAGGTCACCACTTACGTTCGATTCTAATCCAAACGCCACAGAATAAGCATCTTGACCTATCCCACTAAATGGGCTTGAAATTGGTAGTGAAGACATCTGATTTGAACCTAAATAGACAATTTCGTTTATTGCGGTTGGCTCTTGAAAATAGAATAGTATATAGTCGTGTTTAGTTCCTTTAATCTCTGCATCAAAAACCCATGGTATCTGTAATTGCGTCGCACCTACCACATACCCCGTCTTGGTAACGGCATTAGTAAAGGTCAATGGGAGTACGCTAAACATAGATTTAATTTCTAATTCTCCCGTGCTGAAATCTACCTCGGGTGAAAATTCAACATCACCAAATAAGCGGTTGTGAGTTTGACGGAAGTATTCTTGCGATTGAGTTGTCTGTCCGTCATCGTGTTTAAACATGACTTTCTTTGGTATCTCAACCTTCTTGTGGTTGATGCTTTTGAAGTCAATATAC